TTATATTAGTTCTAAATAATCCGTACTTACATATCCTAGACCTTTATTGCCTTTATATCCTTCAATAGATACCCAACCATTTAAGCAATAGTTAAGTTTTACTATATCATCTTTATTTAATTTTCCTATTACATTATATTGAGTTCCTCGGTCATATCGAACATTTAAAACATTAGCTGTTACTTTAGCTTTTTTACCTGTATAATCTCCAGTTTTAAAAGTTGCAGTTGATGATACTTGATTAGTACTTCCTTTACATTGCTTAATAAACCAGTCCCAATTATAACCAAATTTATTTGCTCTTAAAAGTTGAGGGCAATCTTTACCTGACCACTTATTATGCTGAACAACTTTATCTATAGTGAAATTATGATATTTCAATAGTATTTTAACCAACTCTATAGCATTTTCATATGCTTTTAATTGTTTTTTAGCGTCTGTAAATTGACATATCTCTATTCCTATAGATGTATTATTACCAGCTGTAGTGCCTGCGTGATAGCACTTAAAATTGGTGCTTTGAGATTGATATATCTCTATATCATCTACAGTAAAGTGCCAACTTGCAGTACGTTCTCCGCTCTTATTTATATTTTTCATATAGTTATGATTATTTTTAGCACTAGCATTATTATTTCCTGTATTATGTATAGTTATCGTGGTTGGTGCTATTTTCACATTTGGAATACAATGTCCTTTTGGTACTATATCTACTATTACTTTAGCATTTCCTATTTTAGTTTCATCTAATCTATTATTTTTCATAATTAAACACCCATCTTTTCTTTTTTATTATTTTCAGTTGTAAAAGTATCCAACATATACTCTATAAATTCTTTTAACTTACATGGTATAGGTATATTACTTTTTGTTAAGTTTTTCATAGCTGATAAAGTTTCAAATGCTATAAAACATAAACAAAATAGCTCACACACACCTATACTATCAATTCTTATAACGTCAATAAATTCATTTGGTAAGAACGCTATTAAATTAAAATCTACTACTAAATCAACAAGTTTTAGAAATAAAGCACTTCCTATCATACCAACTTTTCGTATTATCCCATTTATACCAGCACTTGAATTAATCTGTTTTTCTTTTAATGCTCTAAGTATTCCTAAGAATAAATCCCATATACATGCTATTAACAAAATCTTTATAAAAGGATTATCTTGTAAATTATTAAATAAATCCATTAAACACACCACCCTTTAAAAAAATAAGACTAGGAAAATTAATCCCTAGCCTTTTACAATTAAATTATCTTTGGTCCAGTAATTCTTTTAACTCTAAGCCTTGCTCAACTGTTATTAATCCATCAGCTACAAAGTTAGTTATCTTTAATTCCATAGCTTCTTTGTTTGGGTATCTTTTAGCTATTATCATTTTCTTTAAATTCTCATACCAATTCATAATACATACTCCTTTTTAAATTAAATTAAGCATATTTTAAGCCATATGCCAGGGCATAAAAATAACACCTATATTAAAGGTGTTTCTTCTTCTATCTTAGGATTATGTTGTTCTTTTATTATTTCAAATAAAGTTGAATACATTTCATCTGAAATTATAAAGTCCATCCAATAGAATCTTATCAAGTTTTCTATATATTCTCTGTTGTAATTATCTTTTCCAACTAGAATATTGTTTAATATTAACTCGTATAAGTCATTATCATATTCAAAAGTATCACTAAAAGAAGCTACATCTACTTTGAAGCTAACTGTATCAGCATTGTATCTACTTGCTAACATTAATCTATTTTGAGTTATCATATATTTTGTCATGTTGCTTTCTAGTAAACTAACTTTCTTTTGTAATAAGCTAACTACATTAGATATATTTGAATGAACTTTTAGTGTAGTTTTAGGAGATAAAACACCACTTTCAACTATATAATTAGTTTCATTTGCATATGTTATTAAATCTATGTTAGTACATTCATATACTTTTTCTTCTGCTAGTTTGTATACTGCTGTTACGTTGTTGGCTTGTAACCATTGTTTGAAACCTGCTACATCTTGCGTAGATAGTTTAGATTTAGATATTTTAAAAACAGTTCCCCAACTAGCACTATACATACATTCTCCATTAAACTGTTTAAATGTTTCGTGAGAATGTACTTTTATGAATTTATCAGATATGAAATTATCTCCAAATAAAATATTTGCACATTTTACTACTAAATAATCAGTTGTACCAGAAGTTTCATCCCATTGTGTAGTATCAGCAAGAGACATACCGCTACCATTTAACACAGCTTCTGCACTACGTTGGTGATAGTAATACTTAGCATTGGCGTGTTTCTCTATACTATCCCATTCACGAAGTATAGGTTTTTCCCACGTTTGAGTTTCTTCATTGTAGTATAAAAGACGTTTTTTATCTGATTGGTGTGGGATATATTCTGTTCTATCTTCATTTACAATTAATTGCACTTTAAACCTAAAATTATTAAAAGTAATCCCACTATCAACCCTTATAGAGGTATTTACCATTTTTCGTGTACTAGACGATTTATGTATTGATGTTCCTCTACTTGTTGTTGCAAGATTATTCCCAACATATTTGTCATCATACACCCTTATATGTGCTAAAGGTGAATTTATTGTTGTACCAAATATTCGTAAATAATATGTATTACCTTCTATAAATTTAGTAGGATATTTAAACATAACACAAGTATTATTTTCTGTACAAGTACCGTTTAACACTATCTCTCCTGTCGCACCATCATAAGAAAAAGTAACGCCATTTTTAGTTTGCGTATCTAATGTAGCATCAAATAAATTCCCATCACCTTTAACACTCTCAACACTTATTTCATCTACTCCATCCTCTGAAGTCGTAGCCGACTGACCTACTGATTTAAGTCCTTCAAAGTAGCCATTGACATTTTTGTCTGTAGTTAATATTGGATTATTTACAACATAAGTTCCCGTTTCACTTGTATTTTTACAAGTTATTAAAATCTCACTTACTTCTAATAACGAAAACTTAATATTCATATCAATATTGTTGCCCATAAGTAATGTTTTAGCATTAGTTTTGTTCTGAACTATAATAGTAGCATTATTTGGATTATTTATACTAAATATATATTCCCCAATAGGTAAACTTTTAGATATTTGCCTACCTTTGTTCCATGAAGTAGCATTAATAGTCATACTAGCACCATCTTCTGAAACTGTTGTATTTCCCATATTACTCCAATTGTTAAAGTTGCTTATATAATTCACCAGCGTCTTACCTTCTAGCTTCACATCCTCAAAATACCCATTAGTAGTTTGTTCAACAGTAGTAAAGCCACTTTCAGTAGTAACAGTAGATACTGTAGAATTTCGTAATAGTTTATCTGTGTAGTCTATCCTCTCTTTTAAACTATTAAATGCTACTCCTTTAAAATCTACCCTAGCGTCTATCACTTCTGCATCTTGTTGTTGACTTGAAGTTAAAGCGTTAAATCTAGTTTCTACTTCATTTACTTTGTTTGATACAGTAGTAGTCATATCAGATTTAGCATTATCTAATTCAGATATTTTATTATCAACTTTAGTATTAACACTAGATACGAAATTATCTTTAGTTGTATTTAATTCAGATATTTTAGTATCGACTTTAGTATTTATACTAGATACAAAATTATCTTTAGTAGTATTTAATTCAACTATCTTTTTATCAACTTCATTTACTTTATTAGTAAAAGTATTCTGTCTAGAAGCTTCATTTTTTTCTCTAACTACTTCATTAGCTTTTCTAGTGTTTTCATTAGATATTCTTTCTACTTCATTTGATACTCTTTTAGCTTCTTGTGATTTTCTATCTAATTCATTAGACTTTCTTTCCTCTTCTTTAACTTTTGCAGTGTTAGTATAATTTTCAAAGTTATTAGCATTAGCTTCTGCATCAGCTATAAAAGAGTTATATCTATTTTGCCTCTGAGTTTCAGCTTCTACCCTTTTAGCTTCATTAGTTTGCCTAGTTGTTTCATTAGCTTTTCTTGTATTTTCATTATTAACTCTAGTATTTTCTGCTGATACTCTAGCTTGTTCTGTAGTTCTTCTTTTAGCTTCTTCATTAACTCTATTAGTTTCAGCTTGAACTCTTAGTGCTTCTGCTTCTTTATGTGCATTAGCTTCTAATCTTCTACGTTCTTCATCTTCTGTCATAAAGTTGTAATTAGCATTTCTTTCTTCTTCTGCTAATTTTCTTTTATTCTCTTCTTCAACTCTCTTAGCTTCTTCATCTATTCTGTTAGTTTCATTAGCTAATCTTATACTTTCATTTTGTTTTCTTATATTCTCATTGCTTTCTCTTGTAGCGTCATACTTTGAACGATCTGCTTCCTCGTGTTGTCTAATAAGTTCAGCTTCTACTCTCTTAGCTTCTTCTATTTTTCTATTTTCTTCTGATAGTATTCTTTCAGCTTCATTTACTATTCTTTGTTCTTCTGATATTTCTATAGTTGATAATCTACTTAACATATCAGTTAATAAAGTAAATTCTTCTGAAGTTTCTACAGTATCATTTAACAAGCTAAATATTTTATCTTCTTCAACTTCATAGCTTATAACATCAGTAACAACTCTTTCATCTTCTAATATAAGCATAGCTTGTGCAGCATAAGTTCCTATTTCATCTTTCATAGAAGGCTTTAAATCTGCATATACAAGACCATTTTTAACTTCTACAAATTGACTAGCAACTTTCCCCGAAGGCTTTATTGCTGCTAATACTACTATAGCTTTTTCAACATCAACTAAATTGCCACCGTTAGTTATTCGCATAAAAAAATCAGATGTATTATTGTCAAACTGATTAAATTTCATAATCGAGTTATTACATCTGAACTGTAAATCTAATTTTAAATTGTATTTTCTATTCATTTATACACCTACTTTCTGAAAAGTATTAAAATCTTCCGGATATAAAATATATGCTAAACTTTGCATATCACCTCTTAAAACTGCTCGTAGTCCTTCTTTTAGACTCTCATTTTCGGCTTCTAAAATGGATATTTTACCTTGCATTATTTCTATTTCAGTTGCTGGAATATCTCCGAATATAGGCTCTTGAGTTTCTACATTCACACTAACAACCTGCTTCCCTTTTGGTATTTCAATTTCTAAATATGGAACTCCATTTGGAACTTTATAAAAACCTGTTACAGGACTAGATATTATAGTTCCATTTAAATCGTAAATTATTAATGTTTTACTCATATTTTTTCTCCTTTTTATTCATATGCATACCAAGTTATTTCACCTTTGAAATAAACTGTATAATCTGTGTTATTAGATACTGTAAATTTAAAAGAACTACTGCTTATAGAGTCAAAGTAAGCATGAAGTCGGATATGTGTAGGTATTAGTACTTTATTACCGGAACCCATATTAAAATTACTAACTATATTTGCTTTATATTTTGTGCTGGTACTATAAGTAGTATATACTTCGGGAAACGACACTATAACCATAGAAGGAGTAAAACTCAATGATGTTGTAACTGTAACACTATAAGATGAAGAATTAAACGAGAATGCATCTATTTTACCACTAGCCCATTTTTTACCTAAAGTTATACTATTTATCTTATTTTTTAAACTATCAAAACTTTCAGTTCCGCTTGCACTAACACCTTTACTCGTTATTGCAGATGCTATATTGTTCTTTTTTGTCTGCAAATTTGTATTTATATTATTAAACTCATCTATAACTTGCTTCAAACTAGCATTATTACTTAAAGTCAATTCAATCACTTCCTTTCGCCAGTTAAAAAATTAAAGTTTAGATAATAAAGAATTTGCTATTTCTATGCCTCTAACTATTTGTCCGTTTAATTCAGCTTGTAATCCTAAAATACTTGTTTTGTTTGCTGTTATAGCATCTTCTACAGTATTTCCATCACTCATAGTAACCTTACTAGCAACTAAATCTAAATTATTAACTTTGTTTTCCAACTCTAATATTCTATCAGCTAATGCTCCTGCTACATCTCCACTTAATATATCTTTTATAGTCTGAAACCAAGTATTAAAGTCTATTCCCCATTGTGTAGTTGCAGTTTCTATCCAGCCTTTAACATCTTGCCCTCTTTCATCTATGTAACCTTGTAGTTTTCTATATAATTCTGACGTTTCAATTTCTTTTACTGTTTGTGTAACTATGCCACATACATTTTCATCTAATCTAGTATCAGTTATTTTGCTTTGTTGTATAGATATAACACCATTTTCTACTAATATGTCAGCTACAGATAATTCATAAGCATTTACATTTCTTTCAAGCGCGGGAGGCGTTGGATTAGTTGCAAAAGTACCTTTCTTAACATAAGCTTTTATTTCTCTATTTACAAAATCACATTTTAATACAACTCTATCAATTCGTTTTAAAGTAGCATCTGCATACTCTACAGTTAGAGTTAAATTATCTGTATTATGATACATATATCCATTTATCCAAGCAAACCCAGCAGATAAGTTTATAGTCATATCACCATTAGAAGTTACTAATAAGCTGTTTGAAGGATTAGGAAAAACTCCATTACCTATAAAAGTGCTAAAGTATTCTGCAAAATCACTAGATTTATATTTTCTATCTCCATTTAATGAAGTAAAAAATGAACTTTTTTCTGCCATGTTATCACCTCATTTTTCTTTTTATTTTTTCAATTAAAGTAGGAAGATTATTTCCTATTTCTATATCTATATTTAAACCTTCACTATCATAAGTTTCCGTTATTGATATTATTCTTTCATTAAGCATTAATCCCCATTTTTTATTAATAATACTAACTTTATCCCCTAAATCAAAATCAACTCTATAAGCTAAAGAATTTACATTGGTTAAAGTACAATCAAAAGTTTCAACTTTAGTACATTCATATAATTTTTCATTTCCTCTAACTTCTAAGAGTTTATTATATTCTTCAATAGGAATAGATACTTCATTTTCGCCTTGTTGTTTTGTATCAGAAATATCCCTTGCATCTACAAATAACTCATATCTATCTAAGCCTTTATTTTCAATGCCTAATGATATTATTTTTCTTTCAGCATCTTCACCTGCTCCAGCGACTAAAACCATATTCCTATAGTTATTATCACTATCTATATACTTTTGATTAGATATATTTTCAAACTCTGCACTAAATATAGCTTTAGAATTTGTATCTTGATTAACAGTTCTATCTAATCCTTTGTATACTTCAAATATATATTGCTTATCATTTAGATCTAGGTCTATCTTGCAACCTAACTCATTAGCTTTTGAGATTGTTTCAATTTCGTCTAATAGTTGTTTGTAATGACTTGAAAAATTGATAATATCACCTAAGTTATTATTAATACCTTGAATGATATTATCAATTTTTCTATTAGTTTCTACAGGGTTTATACAATGTCTATCAACATAATTTCTTATAACAGTTTCAGCATTCCCTTCTTCAACTTCTTTATATAAAGTTATTCTTCTATCTAACCATTGAGTTAAAGAGTAGCCACTAACTACTAATATCTCAACACCCTCTTCATTTTCTTCAAGTTCTCTATGATCTATATACATAGCTTCTTTTGTATTATCATTCTTAAGAAGTATGTTACCTTTTTTAAGTAGTTCAAACTGTTCAAAAGTAGGTATTATTTGCATAGAGAAAATACCAGATTTATAATAATTCCTTTTCCACATTAAACATTCATAATTATCAATAATTCCTAATACTGTAAAGTTTCTATCTAGTACGTATAATTGCATATTATCACACTCCTAAGTAATAGTTAGTGTAATATATGTACACTTCTAATTGTTCAATCATAGTATCAGAATCATATCGAATTACATTATCACCTATATCAAGCCATATGAATGTTGAATTAATATCTAAATCATTAAAAATATTTTTAGTTATACCATTTAAATAACTCTCTACACGTTTATTTCCATGATGTGTAGTAACAGTTATTTCTTCTCCTTCTTGCATAGTATAATTAAGCTTAATGAATTCTTTTGTGTAAACATTATATATTGAAGGATTTTCAATAACAGTTCTAGCTTTAAATACTACCTTAATAGGAGTTTGTGCGTCTCCTTCATTAAATATATTTGTAACTATAGAGTTATTTTTTATAGATAATTCTTTGCCTTCTTCTTCTATTTCTAAGTCAAAGAAAAAATTACCTATATCATTACCAAAATCAACTCTATTTTCATTAATATCTTCAAAGTAAGGTAATGGCATAGCTAATTGAATTTGGAAGCTTACAAGTTCATTTAATCCTTCATAATCATCTTCAAACAAAGGTGCTTGTATAACTCTTAAATTACTAGCACCTCTCAAATATCCTGAGTCTATATATATTTTCATATGACCTTTTAGCTTAGGATTAAAAGCATTATACAACTTTCTTTTCAATATATGCCTTTGTTGCTCATTATCAACTTCTAAATAACAATTTAAAGTTAATATTCTATCTTTTAGAATAGTTTTAAATATATTTATACCATCTTGATATGCATTTTTAGAACTTACTATATCAGATTCTAGTCCACCAAAACCTTCTGGTTTAAATAAAAAAAGAGGCCCATCTCGATTTAACTCAATAGATATACCTCTTTCATTTTCATATATTATTTTATTTATCAAGCTAGTACCTCCTTTCTAAAAGCCTAACTGCATAGCTAATCTTCTCATTTGTATTTCATCTTGCCTTTTTAACTCTCTTATACTTGCAGGCTTAGGGCTATTATATGTATTATTTATAACAACACTATTACTAGAAGATCTTTTAGTATCATTGCCTTTAATTAAATCTTTGTTTACTAGATTACTAACTCCAGCAATACTATCTGCAATTGAAGCTTTAGCAATATTATCCGAGTAAACTAATCTCTTAGCCATATCCATAGTATTACTTCTCATAGAATAGGTATCTATCGGTGCTTCAATATACGCTACTTCAATACTTTTCTTAAATGGATTTACCTTATCTATTACACTACTAGCTGCATTTTTTACAGAACTTATTGCACTTGATACACTAGATATTGCACTAGATATCCCACTTAATATTCCATCTATAACACCTTTAGCTGCTATAAATGGAGCTGTTAATAAATCTTTTAAACCACTCCATACAGTAGAAATTACATTTTTAACTACATTTACACCTGTTGATATAACTGACTTAATACCATTCCATGCAGTAGAAGTTGTTGTTTTTACATTATCCCATATTGTGCTAATAGTAGTTTTTATAGTATTAAATACGCTTGATATAGTACTACTTATAGCATTTACAACCGATGAAATTAGAGACTTAATGCCATTCCATATAGTAGATGTAATAGATTTAATACCGCTCCATATAGAAGTGACAGTACTTTTAATGCCATTACATACACTTTCTATTATTGATTTAATTCCATTCCAAACTGTAGATGCTAGTTGTTTAAGTAAGTTCCAACAAGTAGTTAAAAATGCTTGTATTCCTGTCCATGTAGCGGTTAAAAATGCTTTAATAGTATTAGTTACAGTTTCTATTATAGGTTTTATATTATTTTGCCAAATTTCTATACATTTAACTTTTATTTCATCCCAATTTTTATACAATAATACTCCTATAGCTATTAGTGCAGTTATTGCAGCTATTGTTAAACCGATTGGTCCTGTTAGAAATGCTATTGCAGTAGCTAATAATCCTGCACCTGCTCCCCCTGCACTAAAGAAAGTTACTAAAGCACTTATAGAAGTTGATAATTTAACTATAAATATAATTACATTTCCAATTATCAATAGTAATGGACCTAATATAGCTAAAAAACCACCTACCCCAATTATTACATTTTGGATAGCTGGATTAAGATTATTAAACCAAGTAAATATATTAGTTATTCCTTCGACTAAGTTTTGAAATATGGGTATAAGCCTTTGACCTATAGTTATTAAAAGCCCTTCAAAAGCTGACTTCATATTATCTATAGCACCCTGCAAGTTATTTTGCATAGTATTATACATTTCGCTTGCAGCACCGTCAGACTTTCTTATACCATCCTCAAATTCTCTTATTTTAGGTACACCAGCTTCAAAAGCCATATTAACACCTTTTAAAGCTTCTGTTCCCCATATAGAAGATAAAGCCATATCTCTTTCAGCTTGTGTCATTCCTTCTGTAGCTTTTTGAACGTCTGCTAATATATCGGTCATATCTCTATAGTTTCCATTTGTATCAACTATTGCTACATTTGTATCACCTATAGCTATTGCTCCATCTTTGGCATTTTTCTTCATATCTCTAAACATAGCATTTAGAGTTGTCCCTGCTGAACTTCCTTTAAGTCCCTGGTCGGCAAAAGTCCCCAATAATGCAGTTGTATCTGCTAAATCATAACCCATAGCATTGGCAGAAGCACCACAATATTTTAAAGCTTCTCCTAATTGTTGAACATCTGTATTTGAGTTAGCTTGTGCATAGGCTAACATATCTGTCATTTTAGTTGCTTCATTTGCTTGCATACCAAACATTGACATAGTATCTGTGACAATATCTGTAGTTTGAGCTAAGTCCATACCAGCAGCACCTGCTAATTTTAATGAAGGCTCAAGTCCAGCTGCCATTTGTTGTGCATCCCAACCTGCTAACAATTATGTTACCGTAAGTGTTCTTTTAATCACCTACTTCTATACATTTCTATATAGTTCAGACTATATCTTCATCTCCAACATTACTTGGTAAGATGTTCGGTACTCGTGTCCGTATTATTGCCTGTCATGGCTCAACGATTAGTCGTTACACCTTCTACTTACTTTTATTGACTTTCAGTAGCTTGGCTCGGTGTTATCATATTTAATCTGTTTAATTTTAAGCATAATAAAACACCCTATTAGGGTTTTTGTTGTTTTTTAGTATATATAAACTCATTTAATTGTATTTCGTTATTATTTTTATATCCATATGTATCGTGGAAATCTTTATGACAAGTTTTGCACAATGTAATTCCATTATTAACATTAGTTCTTAAGTATTCATTTTCCATATAGTTAATTATATGATGTGCATTTAAATTTCCACCTTGATTATCACCACAAGCTTGGCAAGTATAATTATCTCTATTAAATACAGACTTTCTCCATAAGTAGTAGTCATTGCTTTTTCTCTGAGTTATTCGATCTTCTTCTGTCAAATTCGGATTATAACTAGGACTATTTTCACCACTATATTTAAGACTATATCCTTTTCTAGCACATTCTTTTGAACAATATATATCTTTTGTATATTTCAATCTAGATTCCCAAACTTTAACTACTTTATTACACATAGAACAATTTACCTCTATTTCTTTACTTCGTCCTTTTTGTCTATGATGATCTTCATAACACTCTCTTGAACAAAACACATGATTTCCTCTATTAGCAGATTTAATTCTTTCAAATGTTTTACCACATTGCTCACATATAAATTTACCCCTATCGTAGTTTGGGTTATTTTCTCCTTTGAAAAATTGACCTATATTTTTTTTGTAGCATTCATTTGAGCAGAATATATATTTTTGTTCTTTTATTTTACTTGGAATAACATCTATTTCTTCTCCACAACCATCACAATTATATTTCACTCTATCGTAGTTGGGATTATTTTCACCAGCCATTAACACTTTTAAATGCTCTGTTCTACAGTCTTGATTACAATAATTATATGTATTTTTTTCATATAATGACTTAACAACCTCTATATCCTTTAAGCAATAACTACATTTAGTTTCTATTCTATCTCTTCTAACTATTCCTTGACATTCTTTGCTACAAAATCTAGTCCCTTTAGTCTGTGTAGTAAATTCTTTTTTACACACTTCACAGCTTTTAGAATAAGTCGTTCTCTGTTTTCTCCTACACACTTTGCATTTATTTTCATAACCATCTTTTACCTGTTTTGATTTAGTAAAATTAGATATTTCTAAATTTTTACCACAAGATTTACATACTTTATGAGTTATCATATTAAATTACCTCCTACAGTAATTTCCCTAATATACAAAAAGACAGAAGATACTTAGGATTGTATCGTTCGGGAGCTACCCTATCTGTCCAAATACTATAATACCTTAATTATACTTAAAATCCAACATATTAAACTTAGATTTTCACCGAATTCACCGAATTTATTCTTCTAATCATTTCTGATTAGCTGACCTTAGTTACAAAGCCATATACGAAAGAGCTTCCGCACTTTCAGTTGCACTATATTTAGTGCTAGCACCCATTTCTCTAGCTTTATCTTCAAGCATTTTTAAATCATCACCAGTTGCTCCACTTAAAGCAGATACTTTACTCATACCAGCTTCAAAATCACTAGCAGTTTTTATTGCTCCTGCTCCTAAAGCTAATAAAGGTAATGATACCGCAGTAGTTATTGTACTTCCTACAGTCTTAAGAGAACTTCCTAAAGCTTCAAATCTAGTCCCTGCACTATTGCTTTTATTTGTAAAATCAGATAATGTTGACTGTGCATCTTTTAAGGCTGATTTAAATTTACTTGCATCTAAATCAAGATAACCGACTGCCGTACCAACATTTATACTCATATACTACCTCCTTTCTTTTCTTAGCTTTTCAGCTAATTGAAGGTTAATATTTCTTTTTTCTTCTTTTGTCTTTTGTTCTTCTCTCCATTTTGGCTTTTTCTCTTGTTCTAATTGACTAATTATATAATCACAAGCTTCATCAAAACAAAATGCAGTATATTCATCATATATCCTAGCAATTTCAGAAGGTAATTTTTTAAATCTTATAGATTGATTAAGTATCCTAATTATTTGCTTGCTGGTTACGAAAGTTTTCTAATGATTTTACTCCACTTTGAGAATACATTAATATTGCCATTAATTGATTTTCTGTTAGTTCTACATTAGCTTTTTTAATATCTTTATAGCTTGGTTTAACTAAAGAAGCTTCTGCTAATACTTCCATCATTCCTACTAATTCTTTTAATGTCTTTATATCCTCTGATGCTTTTCCCATCACTTGACCAGTTTTACCGTTAAACATTTCAGTAGCAACAGATAATAAAGTATTAGGTATTTTACCACTTGTCATTAGTTGCATCATATTAGGCTTTTTAATTTCTACTACGAAAGGAGTTCCATCTTCAAAACTTGGTAACTCAACTATTTCTGTTTGTTTTATTGCTTGTAACTGTTCTAAACTTGTTATTTGCATAACTACCTCCTAAAATTTCTAAAAAATATAATAAAAAGGACTAAGGATATACCTTAGCCCGTCAATCTCTTATTCTTCTATTTGTTCTTCCTCTACTTCTAAAGCAGGATGTTTAAAAGCAACAACACCTACAGGCAATTCATTGACTAATTCAACTGTATATAGTGAAGTGTTTAAAGCAGGTCTTGATTTTATTGTATATTCATTAGCATAGTATTCTCCATCTTTAAAGTTAGGAGATATAAAAGATCCTTTACAATTAGGGAAAGTATATTTTAAATATTCACCAGTTGCTCCGTCATCCCCAACAACCTCAACATACACTATAAAATCAAAAGTTTTTGTGCTTGGCATAGCCCCAACATTAGGAGCAGTATATTTTGTAAATGAACCACTACTAGCAACTGTCCCACCTTGTACATCTACTAATAAAGCAGGAGTAAATACATTATCTTTACAAGTTATATCATGTCCTAACACCATATCTGGAACTTGTTTAGAAGCTATTAGTTTATTTTTTATAGTAAGGTTTTTAGTTTCCCCTTCTTCTATTACTGGTTCACATGATATTTCATCAGCAGTAGCAAAAGAATGAGTAGTTCCACCGCTTACTTTTATTTGTGTCATTACAACATCACATAAAGCAAATTGTTCCATCTTATGCACCTTCTTTCGTCTTAATTTTCTTGTAAGTAAATGAAGTCATATATGCCTTTTTATCATCATCAACAATAGTTGGCATAGCTTCAATAACTCTTCTTATTCCTCTTTGGTCTTTCATTATATCAAGTATTCTTTTCTTATAACTTGACAACTCTGAATATCTACCAACGGGATAATATATTAATAATTCAACTGTATCATTAATTAAAGAAGTTCCTACGACTTCACTTTCTCCGTTTTCTTTTACAACAATATAAGGGTTTGTGCATATTCCTTCATGTTGACCTATAGAATACACATCAAACCCATTATTTTTTAAATGTTTATATATTTGTGCAAACATAATTTACACCTACTTTAATATCTTATTTAATCCTCTGATAGCTTGAGGACTTATTATATCTATAGTTGGTTTTATAATAGCATATTTTTTTTCATTACAAAATTCTAAATAAATACCATAATGAACTCCATGTGATAACTCTACTCTAGCAACATCTCCAACCCACTTCCAAGAACTATTTAAACTTTGTTTAGCCCTTCCAGTTCTATCAACCCAGGGTTTATTGCTTTTTGCATGAGTTTCCATTTTTTTAGCAACTGTATCTGCATATAACCCAAGTGCTGCTCTAGTTTTAATTTCTCTTTCAGTTATTCCTTTTATAAGCTTACTAGCGTCAAATTTAAAACTCATACTAACGCCTCTCGACTAACATATCAAAGTAAATATTTAACCTATTTGGGTTACCTAAATCTTTTATAATATATTTAACATCATCAAGTAAGAAATAATTATTTTCTTTTATCTTAACAGTATCTTCATCATAGATAACCATTAAAAACATCTGCTTACTTCTTTTTACTTGCCCCTTATCAGTAGTAATAGCACTAATTTGAGTATTACCTTCATGGTAAAAGCCTTTTACACTACATACAAGATCTTTTCCGTTAGGTTCTTCGAATTCATTTTTAGCATCTCTATAAATATCAACATAAGTTGGGAATTTGTCTATTACTTTCTGTATTTTAGGTTTTATCTTATTAGCTATCATAATACAAAGCTCCTTTTCTTAGGTTTATACAGTTTAGCTAATCCAAGCCAATATTCTCTATTATTGGCTAAGGTAAGCCCTCCAGGGAGCGTGATGCTATCATCTTCTGCTTTTAACAAAAGGCATTCGTAAGTAGTTTTATTTAAGTCATTATTGTTTAAAGAAAAATAATAATGTAACTCTTCATCAGTAAAAAAGGGGGAAGATTCCTCCCTTAGTCTTAGTTTAAGTTCTTGAATTTCTTCCATAATGCACCTACTTTAATATTTCTATTATCTCAGCTTTCTTTAACTTAGAATACCCTTCTATACCTTTTTCTTTAGCTAATTCTTTAAGCTCTGATACAGTCATATAGTCATAATCAAATTCATCCATGTTGGTAATTTCATTTTTTTCATCGTCGATTTCATCATTTAGAATTTCCCCTAAGTCTTTACTTAGGGTTTTAACTGGGATTATTTACATTAGCTATGATTATTTCATCCGCTCTTTCGAATGAAGGTAATCCTATTAAAGATACTTTTGTCTTAACATTAACTGGATCTGTTTCTTTAGTAGTAGTTATAGCTATACCTAAATTAACTATGTTTACTTCTGCACCAGTAGCCCCACTCATTAAATCTGATTCCTCTGGAGTAGTTCCTAACCATGTATTCCCTAAATTTCCATCAGGTAATAACGTAAATACATCATCCTTAAAGTAATTAGATACTACACCAGCTTCTGATTTATATTTTTTAGAATTTATAGCAACTCTTAAATTTAATTTGTCTAATAAATAATTCTCTAGCATTGTATTAGTTATAGTTACATTACCTTGACCTAATGCTTTTAACTCTCCTTGCACATTTTGATTATTTAAAAGGTATCCCCAAGTTTTTCTAGTGCATATAGCTCTTGTTGGTCTTGAACCAGTTCTATTTTCTGCATCATCCATCCACTTTAATATATCTTCCACTGGATTAGAATCTGCTTTAGTCCAATCTGTAGATACTTTCTGTTCATCCGCTAAGTTATAGTCATAATCCATCGGCTTATCAACTCCATCTATTCCTTTAGCCATTATAGCTATCTTACCTTCTGATAATAATTGCATTCTCATTCTTTCTAATTGAACCAATGCACCTTCTAAAAGAGTAGTCACATCGTCGAATATATTTCTAGTTACTAAATCTATATATGGTTGATTAGCTGGGTTTCCTAATAATTTATTTAATTCTTGCCTATCACTTTCTTTAACTAACATAGCTTCTTTGAAGAAAGGCATTTCTGTTTGAACATCAGAAAATCCTATTCTATCTCTTAACTCTGCTTTAGTATCAAACCCACTTGATTTTAAAGCTACTGGCATACCCTTAGAACCTTTTATCCATTTTAAATCTAACCCTAACTTTTTATTTAATGGGAATAGTGTTTCTCCTAAATATGGAGATCTTTCTTTTTGCATGGCATTGTAATAAACACCTATCTCTTTTGCTTTTACTATATCGTATATTGTTGACATATTTAATTCCTCCTTAAATTATATAAATTTTATCATTTGTAAAGCTGTTATTGCAGCAGCATCTGGTTCAGTCGGTAATTTAGATTTATCTATAAATCCATGTATAACTAATGAACCTGTTGAATCTCCATCAGTAACATCTACATCATATAAAACAACACCTTTAGCAGTTGCTCCATTTTCAGGCAATATAGTTCCTGCTTTAACTATTTTTTTACCATCTACCGTAGTTGAATTAGCTTGTGTTAATACTATCGCCTCAGCTACAAAATGATCGTACTTTAATATTTCTTTCCTATTTGCGTATTCAGTAACTCTTATTTTTCCCATTATTTACTACCTCCAAAATAATCATAATTTGAGTTTGTTTCTGTTGAATGCTTAGCTAACCTTTCTCCCAAGCTTTCTGTTGCTTCACCTTTCCTCCCAAGATTACGATTAAAGTTGCCTAATCCACCTGAGTTACTTGGTGTTGATTCTTCAAACCATTCTGAGTAAGTTTCAGATAAAGTTTTAAACTGTTCGTCTAGACCTTCAATGGTCCCATCTTCTTTGATAGTTAATTTTTCTCTATCAAATTGTGTTTCAAGAAGCTTCTTATATCTATCATCAACCTTTGCTAGCTTAGAGTTGATTGCATTATTTAAAGTTAAGTTTCTTATCTTAACCTCACTATCTTTTTTCAGAGTCTCTATTGTAGTCTCATGATCTTTAATAGTTTGTTGTAAAGTTTCATTGTCTTTGTTATTCTTTTTTAAATTTTCAATAGTTGTGTTAGCAGTATTTAACTGACCTACTAAATCATCCTTTTGAGTTTTCAACTTAGAGTATCTTTCATCTATATTTTCTAATGAAGTTTCATAAACTTTATTTTCCTTCATAGATGCAGTTATTTTGTTTATCTGCTCATCCGATAAACCTTGTGCTTTCAATATTTCCATTAATTTCATAATATCCTCCTACGCTTTTTACGTGTTTGCATCACTTAGAGTTTTTTTCTATTTGTTCTTTTACATCTACAATAAGAAAATAAAAAGATAATAAAAGGTCGGTTATAGCATTGCTAATTCCGACTTTCTCCTTGTACAACTTGGTACATGAGCATAAAAAAAAGAACTTATAAAAAGTCCTCTCCATAATCTTTAAACCATTTATCTAATTTTATGTTTTGTTCTCCATCTATCCAGCTTCTAAGCTCTGTTCCTATTTCTTCTAATGACATAGGTATTTCTGGAACTGTAGTACATAATCCATTCGGTCACGGGTGGTCAAGGGGTAAATCCTTGACCATAAACACCTCCCCGTCTCTATCACTGCATATCGGACATGTTCTACCATGAATATTAGAACTAATCCACCTAATACCTTCTACATAAGGATTTTTCTCACAACTTCTTTTCTGTGCTTGTTGGAATGCATGATTAACTGCAGTTCTAGCTAATCTTTGAGCATTATAATCAACCTTTTTATTAGTACGAGGATACACTTTCGACCATTCCCAGTCCTTGACTGCATCAGGATTAACATACCTTTCTAAATCCTTAGCTATTTCATATGTACTTTTCTTATTAGCAATACCTTCTGCAATAATATAATCAATATCTTTATTAAACTTCTTAGTATATTCCCAAATACGCTCACTAAGTCCTTTACGGTCCTTGTACGCTTTACCGAATAATATTTCATTCATTGCATCTTTAGGTATCTTAGAAAACATACTTGAAAAAGTATCCTTCATATTCAAGTTGTACTGACTATTAATAGACATAAAAAAATCTAGCTGTACATTATTAGCTAGTTCCGATGATTTTTCTATATTCTTTTTAATAATCTTTCCAACTTGACTATGAATAGTCCTAATTTCTTTTTTTAGTTCCTTTTTAAGCTCTTCTAAATATCTTTCTGATAAAGTATTAGGATTAACTTTAGAAAGCTTTTTAGATACATTTAAATACATATCATTGTATATCTGTTTTATCTGTTTTTCTTGTTTCTTAGCTAACTTAAGTTTTTTATTTTGAGCTTCTTCACATAACTTAAGATAATCTTTAGATGCCATTACTTAATAACCTTTATCCCATATTGTTTAGCACATTCATATTCTATCTTACAACCTCTGTATTTGTGCCATTCTCCTATAAATAAAGCTATATCTGCATCCGCTAACAATTCTAAAGACTTAGCTAAATATTTTAAAGGTATACATCCTTCGGCTGGATTATAATCTTCAAAATAACTATCTATTATTTCAATATCTTGTCCCATACACTCTAAATCGTTTTTAATGCACTTTATAGCTTCATATCTTTCTTTTAATATTTCCTCTTCTGTTTTATCATTCATTGGTTGGCTTATAAAAATTTTTAATCTACTCATAATTATTCTCCATCCTCGAAGTTAGTTTCAAATTGACTATAACTATCTTCTAACATCTGTTTTTCTAGTTGTATTTGTTTTAACTCTTCATATGCTACATCACCTGGTACATTATGCCACTTTTCTATATACTTTTTTCTACTCATTACTTGTGTATTTACTTGTTGCATATCATTTGCCATTTCCTCATATTCATCGCTTGGTAATGGATATTGATTTTGCACTATTATTTCTACATCTTCAATATCTATATTAGGTAAATCACCTATTTTATATATTCTAGACATTTCTATAATAGCTTCTACCATCCATTCAAGCATTGGTATCCATGAAGTCATCTTTTCCTCTATGCATGAAGTGAATTGTTGATATATAGCTTTTATAGCTTTAGCACTTGTAAGAGATTTTAAATCATCTGTATTAAGTTTCGGTATAGATAAACTATCATACATATCAGTTAATATTCTATCTAATGCATTCTCTATTCTTTGGTCATATGCAAAATCAGAACCTATAGTATTTACTTCTGCTTTATCACCCTCACCTGCTTGTTTATCTTTTTCTAAATTCCAAACAGATCCAGCTTTATAACTTATCTTCGGCTTGCCATCATCCTCCATTATAGAGTCATCATCAACATTAAGCATATATATAATCCTGTTCATACCTTTTATAATAGTATCTATATCTTCGCTAGTAAGTTGGTTATATGCCTTTTGATTCTCTATTAATGGTTTTACATCTGATTTTCCTTTTGTATCTCCTGTTAAAGCATCATTCATTATCACATAGCATGGTATAAAAGGTAATTTGGTATTTTCATTATCTTTTATAATTTTTATTACCTTGCCGGTTCCATCATATATTGCTTCATCTACATAACAATAATCTTTACTCATATAATACTTTTGCTTCCAAAATCGTTGATTTTCTCTAGATATATTTTCTTCTAACTGATAACAAAATATAATTTGTTCTAATTCTTTGACATTATCTATCTTAGGAATATGTACAAATTCTAAAGAAGGAATAAAAGCTATTTCAATCTTATTAGTGACTTTATTAGCAACTAGCTTAAGAGCTATTCTTTTACCAATTAGAAAATCTTTAGTAGCTTTTATAATATCATTGTTAAAAAGGTTATTTTTCAATGTCCGCTTTAGATATTTATTAAGTTTTTTTTCTACTTCTTCATTACCTTCAACATTAATATTAAAATAAGGAGGTTTAGAAAACATAAATCTAGCTTCTTCATCTATTAACTTTTTAATATAATTAGTATCTTTTTCTGTAGCCACATAATCAGTAGCACTTTTAATCCAATCCAGTTCTTCGCCTTCATAATACTTGTAGTAATTAATTATTTCATTCATTTCTTCAAGTCTGTCTTTAGGAAATAATCCTTGGAGCTCCATATTTATAATATTATTTACAGCTATTATATTCATACCATCACCTCCTATCTATTTAATGTCCTTTTAGATTTACCTTTATTTCCTACCATAGTCATACAATAGTATCTTATCTGGTCCATACTATGGTCATGTTCTTTAACTGGTTTATCTTCACCTTTTTTACAAGCTTCATCATCCCAGATATAAGAGCTAAATTCTTTAAATGTATCATAACAGCTTTCATCAAAGAATATTTTTAATTCAGTTAATAAACTAGCTACTAATCTTATTCCATCAAGTACACTATTCTTAGCTTTAATAACTTTAAATCCATCTTTAATTAGTTGAGCTTTAAATGATGCAGCTGATGGATCTAGTATTACATATTTAATTTTATAATCTTTAGTAAATTCTTTTAAATCTTTCGAATATTCTAAGTCTGTCTTTTGTACTCCTGTTGTCCTGCCACTATAATAATACTCTTTTATCATAACGTGCTTATTATCCAATGTTTTCCCCCATAAACCAAATGAAGTAGGGTTTTGTGTACCATAGTCGCAAGATACATAGTATTCTTTATATTGATAATCAGAAGCTTTAACAACGTGCTTTTCTTTATCAAACATCGAATATATAATACCTTCTGCAACTACCCATAGACCTAATATATAACGTTTATAAAATATTCCAGAATACATACCTGCGTATCTTTTCTTAATCTTTTCTGATAATGATAAGTTATCATCCATAGTAAAATGCAAGTATAGTATATTCTTTTCTTCTTGCTTATCTATCCAGTTAGTTTTAAACCAGTGATATGGTCCATCTGGGTTACAGTTAAACCAGAACTTTGAACCATCAACTGAGCAACGCCCAGTAGCTTGGTTAACAAACGATTCAGGCATTAATGCAACTTCATCAAAGAAACAACCAGCTAATGTTATTCCTTGGATAAGGTCTTGCGACCTTTCGTCCTTTCCTCCGAAGATATAAAAATAGTTAGTAATATCACCTTTACTAACTACCATGAGATTATCTGCTCTTTTATCTTCAACTTTATATCCTCTAGATTTAAGCATAAGCTTTAGCCAAAACAAAACATTACGCCTAAATGATCCTATTGTCTTACCACACATACCAAAACTTCGACCATTAAATTTACTCATAGCCCATATAGAGTATGATAATGACATTGATATAGTTTTACCACTTCTTATAGCTCCATCTGCTATAATTCCATCTTTATCACTTACAGGACTATTTGGTAACCACCATGTTAGAACTTTCTTTTGTTTCTTAGAAAATGGACTAAATTTTATAGTAGCTTTTTTTACTGTGTTACCTCTAGATGATTTCATTTTTTCTACTTTATCTTTAAGTTTTTTTATTCTATCCTTAATCATCCCAAGCATCACCTACTTGATACTCTAAAGCTTCCATAAATCCATCATCTTCAACTTCCTCATCTTGTCCACCTTGCTTCATTATTTCAAGTTCAAGCTTCATTACAGTCAATTCTAACTTTTGTTCATCCATTTCAAACTTATGTAATGTATCTATTGCCTTTTGCTTTTTATCTTGAACTCTAGTTAAAGCTTCTTCTATATTTTGTATCTTATTCAATTTGCTTTCGTAGTTTACTAAGCTAACTTCTGAATCTCCTTGAGTACCATGAGTTTCAGTATCTATTACAACTTCTTTAGATTTTTTTAAATCATCTATTCTTTTTAACATTCTTCTCTCTCTAACTGTAAGAAGCTGAATCTCTTGTTCTAATAACTTTCTTTTTTCCAACTCAATACTTTTTATTAGATTAAGTTCATCTTTCTCTAATGTATCAAAGAATATATTTTCAAATTCTCCAGTTGTTACTGCATTCTTATTGCCAGGAGGTCCAGTAGCATTTTTATTTCCTATAGGAGCACCTTTCTTTTTCTTGGTTGCAACTTTTTCTTTAGGGTTGCAACCTTTTTGTTTCCAATATCTACTTGCCCATGATTTTACTGTTGATATACTAACTTTATGTTTTTCAGCTATTTCCTTGTATTTCATACCTTTTTTATAATCTTCATATGCTAACTTTGCATTTTCATTCATACCACCACCTCGTTTATTTGTCGTTTTGGAAAATAAAAAAGAACCCTATTTCTAGAGTTCCATTAATTTAAGTTAAATCTAATATTACACTTTTAAAAAGTGCTAACTCTTTTAAATCAACAGTCGATTTAACTTTTGCATTTTTTAATATTAATTTACTATCTCTACTTTTACATATGACAGCTATTTCTTTTAAAGCTAAAGT